AGATTTGTATTGACGGAATTCTTCATCTTGGCAATGGAACGCCAGGTAAACATCAAAGCTAGATCAATACGTGTCTTCTCACCTTCTGAGAAGTTCGCATAGGAAAACTCATCACGATATCTTGACTTGATTACCTCATTGAAGTTCTCGTCAATGTTGAAGTTGACAAAGAAGCCCATACGATCAAGGTACTTGTTTACCAGCTTGTTAATGATTGGCACATATTGCTTGATGATCTTGGTCTTGATGCCGCCATCCTTGAGTAGAGCGGCCGCAGTATCATTCAGCAACCTTTCATTAATCTGTCTCTGTAGAGCAACAGATATACGCTCAATCTCTTTGACTGTCTTGGCCAGTTCTTCTTCACTGTCCTGCACAAGAGTATCGGCATTCTTGATCCTATCGATATTATCCTCAATGTTGTTCATTGTAGAAACGATATGCATCATCGTCTGCTTATCGGCCTTGATTTCGGCATTGATAGATTGAATACGTTTAGCTTTCTTCTCCTTATCATTGATACTTTCAAGAATTGTTTTATTCTCATTTTCCATCTTCTGTGCGGCAACGATTGTAGAAGATGCTTCATTCAGTAAATGAACGATACGCGCATTCTTAAAATACTCATTAATATGTTGTTTACATGTCGGGCAGTCATTTGATGATTGAAGAAATTCGCGTTCTTTCTCATTGCGTTTGGCTTCATTGTCCCATGAAGCAATCTGTCTAATAGCAAATTCATAGACCTTGCGAAGATCGGAAATATTTGCAACTTCTTCGACAAGACTATCTTTCTCATCGGCCAATTTCTTGACTTTGTTTAAAAGATCGGTCTTCTGGCTGGCAAAATCATTATATTGATCATTCAATTCTTCCAAACGGTCGCTATTGTTCTGTCTCAGGTTTGCTAAAGTTCTTTCGACATAGATTTTCTTCTCTTCGTTAGACTTTAGATTCAGTCTAGTAGCATCTTGTAGTTCTTTGTTCTCTTGAAGACGCTGCTTTACCAACAGGTTCATGATAGAGAAGATTTGAATATCTAGAAGGTCTTCAATGATTGTGCGACGATCAGCAGGAGATAACTGCATGAACGGAGTAAATGAGGCCGAACCAAGAATAACGATCTGGCAAAAAGACTTCATGTTCATCTTGAGAATGAACTTCTCTAAGTATTCCTGATAGTCGCGCGAGGCCGAGTCCTGATTGAGCAAGAATCCATCTACATAGATTTCAAAGATGTTTGGCTTGATGCCACGGAAAATCTTATACTTCTTACCGTATGCACCAAACTCAATCTCTACTCTACAGTCTTTGCCATTTACGCTATTGGTAAGCGATGGCTTATTGATCTTACGAAACGGCTTACCAAACAATACGAAAGTAAGCGCATCAAGAATGGTAGACTTACCATGCCCGTTCGCGCCTATGATCAGATTGGTCTTGTTTGCGTTTAGTTCAATCTCTGTCCAAGCATTGCCAGTAGATAGAAGATTCTTCCATCGAATAGTTTCGAATGTTATCACGGTATACCCAATAGCTGCTTATATTCTTTGAGACGGTATTCAACATCACCAATCTCAAGAATAATGTTTTCACGATTCCTATCACTCATACCGAAACGCTTGACCTTACAAAGTTCCTTTGTTAGTTCGGCCATCTCTTCAATGAGTTTGTCATCGGCTGCTCCGATGTGTGCATAATCACGATGCATTATTCTATACTCTCCAATGATAAAGCTTCCGCGTAGATTTCGCGCATATAATGTTTCATCTTATCAGGTTCTACAGGCAAAGTCAAGTTCTGAATGTAGTTATCTAGAATGGTAAGTGTATCTTGAGCTTCGTCTACCAATTCGTCAATGTTGTTATCTGTGAAGCTGTTAACATCCTCAACAATGGAAATGTCTGCTGGTTGTTCCTTGTATAGCTTATCTAGCAGCATATCAAATGCATATGGATTGGTCTTGTTAACACAAACAATCTTAACGTAACAATCCTTGTACTTCGAATAATCAGTAGAGTTGATCTTCTCAAGAATATCTGGATTCTTTACATCATCATAAGCCACCATATGAAAGATACGGAAAGGATTGCGATGAAATACCATATCACGGGTTTCTGTATCAAATACAATGAACCCGCGAGGGTCATTATAATCAGACCATATATGCTCACACAAAGCACCAATGTAATGAATATTATCCCGAGTGCTACGGTGATGATAATGGCCAGTAAGGACGCTATCAAACCTTCCAAAAACTTTGTGATTCCATCCATGATCTGATAACATACCTTTCTGCATTTCAAAGCCATCTAGCTCTAAGTGAGCAATGCAAATTGAAGCATTAGACTTCTCTACTGCATCATAACAATCTTTCTCTGATTCTTTTGTAATCCAAGGAAGCAGAAAGAATTCAAATCCATCAATCGTTATGGTTGTCGGGCTGGAATAAGTGTTAATGTTCTTGTAGCGGCCAGCAACAAACTCTTCAAGAGAGTTAACGCGATATGTGTCTTTGTAATACTCATCATGATTACCAGCAATGATATGTGTCTCACACAGCTCATTTAGCGGAATGAGAAAATCATGGCGAAGCCGATGGGCCGTATTCACATTGATATACTTGCGCCTGTCTACAAGATCACCAGCGTGGATCACATGCTTGATATCATTCTCAAGAATAAATGGTATCACAAACTCTTCCATAGTCTTCTCGAAATAATCTAAGAAAACTGGGGAATCATTTCTGACTCCCCAGTGTGTATCGGTAAGGATTAGTACTTTAGCCATTATGCCCGCTTTTTCTTTCCTTGTGTATTGGAGATATAAAGCTCATTATCGTACTTTTTTATCGCTTTGTCAAGTGCTTCTTGTATGTTTACCAACCTTTGTCTATAGTTTCCGCGAATGTGAACATTTTCATTCTTGTTAAGAAGACTGTTGATCAAATGTTCAATTTGAAACGGTACTTCGTTGCTCATCTGTTTCTTCCTCATAAAACTGAATTAGGCCTTCTTTAGCCATCTTTCTCTTCTCTTTCTTCACTGCTTCTTTCTTCTCAAACTTTGCCATGAAATCATTGATGTTATCATACAGATTTACAGATACCGCATGATTATCGTCACCGTCTACCAGAAATCCTGCATGACCATTGTTAATGATTGTTTCTTGGAAATTCTTATATATGATGTATCGATTCTTCTCTTCCTTGTTTATACGCCTCAGAAAGGCAAAGTATATGACCTGTGTAAAATAGGCAAATGGATTCTTTGTGATGTTTGGGTTATAGTCATTGAAGTATAGTATACAGTTTTCTATTCCATCTGATACCATTTCTTCTCTGTAAGAGTAATTCATAAAACAAGGTTTATTGGAAAGGTTCTTAGCAATCTTATAGACACACTCTCCAATATAGTTAGATAGTCTTGGATCTTCAAGGCCTGCGGCTCTTGCTTCTTGAAGTTTTTCTTGATGCTTTACGATCTCTTCATAGAATTTCTTATTGTCTACGTAGTGTACTGGTGTTTTCTTGGTAATCATGCACTTTTCTCTTGACAAAGGGTTGACAGTTGAGTATATTAGGTATGTCCGCTATGATATGAATAACTATAGCTATACCTCGGTTAGTTCAATCATCCTCTTCATCTGCTTATCCAGCACATCTTTTCTATTAGGCCACTTGATCATTGGCTTATCTGGATCTTTAGCTAGATGCTGAAGCAATGGCAGATAAGTCTTTCTTAAAGTCCTTAATCTGTTCTTCAGTAGTTCCACTTCATCTGGAACACCAGATGATGTAACAATCTCTTCCTCATTATGAAACGTAAATCCAAAATCATTAGTTTCATCTAATTCGGTAACTGTATCTTTGGTTATAGCCATTAGTGTAATGTTCCTTTATTGTTTGATGATAGCGAGTTAATGAAATCCGATATTATATCTTGTAAGTCTTCACTTATTAAATCGTCGTCAACCATCTTATCAGATTCTTCTACAGCTTGCAACTCTTTTTCCAATCTTTCAAGATAATCTGAATCTTCAAGATCGGTGCCGTTCTTCTTGTTGAAGTATACAACCGTCTCTAGATAGTAATCTTTCAAGTTCTCATTAGGATGAGACATTGTTAAAACGTCTCTACTGAATACATTAAACTTCTGCTCGGATGTGATCTTAGAGAATACCCATTGCATTAGAGATAAAGAGATGAAGCCTTTCTTTGTTGTAGGCATACATATAATCTTCATTGGGTTTAAGAGCATAATATGATTTTCTTTACCAGGTTCATTTTCTCCAAAAATAACTTCTGATATTAAATCTTCACCGGTGTTTAGCCTCAGATGATAGATATCTGATACGGGTTGGTGCATAGGTATTATCCTTTCAATTCAATCTTGTATACCTTGAAATTGAACTTCTCTTCTGTATAGATTCTTATACGTTCAGCAAAGTGCTTCAGGGTGTAATTCTCATGTTTCTTATAACGCATATCATCTGCAATGTCGAACAACTGGGCTGATTCTTTTGTATCTGACTTTCTTAGTCCTCGGCCAATAGATTGTAGATTGCGTATGCGAGACTTAGAAGGAGAAGCAAATATGATGTTGTGTAAATTCCGTATATTGATACCAGTACTAAAAGTACCAAAACTAGCCACAATAATAGCGTTTGTTTCCGACTCAACGATCTTACGAACTTCTTCGCGTATGTCCACATCTGTTTCACCACTTACAAAAAAGACCTTTCTATCTGATCCAACTTTCTTGGAGATAAGCTCATGGAGTATTCTTCCGTGCTTGTCAACGTACTGGAATAAGACGAGGGTATTTCCGTCGAGGGATACTGCGAGGTTACTAATAAATCTGTTACGGGACTCATTAAGAACAAGGTATTCAATTTCTTGTTGATAGGTAAAAGTCTTACTTGCCTGACAGATTGATTCACCGTGTCTAAGAAGTAAGCACTTGATTTGGAACTCAGCCAGGTGTTTTGCATCCATAAGTTCTTTTGTTGTGATGACTTTTCTGACGGATCCAAATAATCCTTCAAGGACAAGCTTGTGTGTCTTAGTACCATCGAGAGTACCAGTCGTTCCAATTCTATATTTTGCATTCGTGAGTCCTGTCATTATATCTGTTAGAGATTTGGCCTTAAACTGATGAGCTTCATCTCCGATTACAAAATCAAATTGTGCAAACCACTTCTTGGGCATCTTGTACAAAGACTGCCAAGTTGAAATCGTCAGGAACTTGTCTGTGTCCTTGTCCTGACCCTGATAAACTTTATGTACGTTTG